AAACTTGAAGATTTTTTTTACTGGGCAGGTTCCTTTACTGGAGCAAACGTTTTTGCTTTCATACCGCCGGGTGGGGTATTCACTGTCCCCCTGCTCGGAGGTGAAGATGATGACTTTCGTGATCCTACAAATCCTTATGCACCAACTGGAAAACTTTTTGACTTGGATCTTTTTAATGTTTCGGGCTGTGATTTACCACCCATTCCACTTCCTCCGGAACAACTTCAAGCCTTAGAAAATATTATAAATGGTGAGGCTTTCCGTAGCCCAGTGGAAGGGGTCGTTAACGAAGTGTTGGCGGGTATTGGTGATATCGCCACAGTTTTTGGAAATGCGTTTGATGCTATTTTGGTTACACAAGACGGTTTGCCTTTGGCAACCTACGTTGATGCGGATGGCACACCCCAAACTCATACGGCTGCGACTTACATGACAGAACGGCTAAATCGTGCCGCAGAAATATCTAATGAATTCCAAGATCACGCATATCGACTTAGTGGTGTAAGTAATTATCTTGAGGGTTTTGGTGAGGGAGGTAGTATTGGTGATCTCCCCGGCTTGGCTGGGTTACAAGCGATTGCAGCAAATTACAATAATTTAAGAAATGCTATTGACAGTGGAAACATCGGAGAAATTTTGGTAGATCACTATTCTCCATTTTTCAGTAGTATTCTTGGTCCCGGTGACGCTTTATATGAATCTTTCAATTCTTTAGTGAATGGTGATATTAGAAACTTTATTAACACATTCCCTATATTGGATGACCGACTGGATCTCAGTAGTGCAACTCAAGAACAATTACAGGATCTTGTTTCTCTGGGAAATTCAATTCTTGATTTTGAATTGTCGATTAGAAATCTTATTGATTCTGACAATAATTTGTATTTTGCAGCACTGGATTATATGGCAAAAAGCACTCTAGGCTTCTCGGTTTTGACTATGGCAGAAGATCCGTGTTTTAGTCAAAAGTTGCTTGGTCAAATTGCGGAGCCAGATTTAAAAGGTTTGCTGAATATTCCATGATACATAAGTAGATGGCTAGATATAAAGATTTAGATTTAAATTTCAACCTCAACCCTTTGTCAAAAGATATCAACGTTTTGACAGACAGGGACGCTGTTCGTAGAGCCGTGAGGAATGTTGTTTTATACAATTTTCTTGAGAAACCATTTAAGCCAGTCTTCGGTGGGGATGTCATCCGTCGTCTCTTTGAAAACATGGACCCCATCGCACTTTACTCCATCAAAAAACAAATCACGGAGTCAATTGAACAGTATGAAACAAGAGCAACTGTAATCGCTGTCACCGTCAAACCCGACTATGACAGAAATTCACTTGAAGTTGATGTTGCCTTTAGGATGCGAAACTCTCCTGAGCCAATTGTTCTTAATATTACACTTGAAAGGGTACGATAATGGCACTTGAAAGAAAAGCACTTTCTGTAAATGAACTTGATTTTGATAGAATCAAAACAAATATCACTACATTCTTAAACAACCAAAGCACGTTTACAGACTATGACTTTGAATCATCAGGGTTGAGTGTTATTCTTGATATACTTTCTTATTTTACTCACTACCAAGGCATCTACAACAACCTTGTGGCGAATGAATTATTTTTAGATTCTGCTGTTAAAAGGTCATCGCTTGTATCACATGCAAAAAGTTTAGGATACACACCAAGATCAGTATCAGCCGCAGTCGCAGTTGTTAATATCTCTAATTTTGATACCGAAACTGGTGTCTTAAGAAGAGGAAGCAGATTTACCGGCAGGGTCGGCAACGTTAATTACACTTTTGTTCCGATTCGTGACTATAATCTTAGTGAAACTGGCGATGCTGAAAATGTTGAGTTGTATCAGGGCGATGTTAGATCAGTTTCTTTCGTAGCCCCATCTGGTGACTCGTCGATTCGGTTTAGAATTCCAGACGCTGCGGTGGATACAAAAACAATTAAAGTTCAAGTGTTTGACTCTCCTACAAATCCAAATGGTATCAGTGATGTTTGGGCAGAGGGTAGCAACTACACTCAAATTGGACCAAATACAAATGTTTATTTTCTACAAGAAGATTTTGATGAGTCTTTCTCAATTTCATTTGGTGATGGCGTGGTTGGAAAAAAACTCTCTGCGGGAAACGTTATTACAATTTCGTACCTTGTAACAAAAGGTGCAGAGGCTAACGGTCTTGGTAAAAGTGACTCATCTACAAGTAGATCATTTGTTTCAAATGTGAGTGCTTCCTCGACGGTATCTGTTGTAAATTATGCCGCTGGTGGTGGTGATAAAGAAACAATTTCAAGCATCCGTTTTAACGCACCAAAAGCATATGCCGCACAAAACAGGGCGATTACAACTAACGACTATGAAGCATTAATTGCAAATAATTTCGGTGGGTTCAGATCAGTGTATGCCTTTGGGGGTGAGGACGCAGAACCACCACAATTTGGTCGTGTCATTGTTGTTCTCAACCCAAACGTTGGAAGTGTCATCCCAACAAGTCTCAAGACATCAATTGAAAGTTTTCTTCGACGACGATGTTCTGTTGGGGTGACTCCGGTTGTTCAAGATCCAAATCCTTTGTACGTTAAATATGAATCAAATGTTATCTACAACCCAAACAGTTCTTTACTAAATGAAGTAGCACTCAAAGAACAAATTGAAAAAAATATCACGAGATTTATCATTGAAAACACTAACGACTTCAACACATCAGTTTCATTGAGTAAAGTCCAGAGAAGTGTTCTTGATGCCTTTTCATCCGTTTCCTCTCTGTCATTTACACCTTACTTGGAATATAGATTTGTCCCAGTTCAGAATACTACCTCTGGTTATGTGGTTGATTTAAAAAACCCAATCTTCCATCCTCACAACAATCATATGCCAGAAGTTTCAAGTAATCTTTTTCAATATACAGACGATCTTGGACAAACAAGAAATGTCTACCTTGATGACGATGGAAATGGAACCCTAAGAGTTTACGAATTGGTTGCTGGCGAAAAGGTTTATGTCAACACTTCGTTTGGCACGGTCAACTATGAACGTGGAGTTATCAATATTGGTAATTACAACTTAGGAATTGCCGAGCAAGGAGGTATTCGGATTCGTGCAAAGATCGGAGGATCTCGGTTGACTTCCAGAGACACTTCAATTCTTTTGATAGACCAAACTGATAACTCTCGTCAAAACGTTGTCATGTTCCCTGATTCACGACCAGACCGACAAATTATTGCGTCTAACAGTGCGGAGGGAACGTTCTTGGGAACATCTTCAATCTCAAGACAAATTACCGAAAACATTATTGTTTCTGAGTCTGTAACCGGAACACAAAATCCCGGCGGAGGCGGTGGAGGATCACCGTACAGTGGTGCTTCCGACTCTGCATCTAGCCTACCATCAAGTAGTATTGTCCAAGGGTCTGGTTCTGATAGTGGTGGTGGTGGTTACTAATGCCTTACGGTGGTTCACTACTCTTACCCCTACAAGCGTTTGCTGAGGATGCCTTTCCTTCTACTCTCCCACAAGAAGTAGATGAAAGATTTTCTACGCTACTTCAACAAATGCTTCCACAGTTTGTGGTAGATGATCATCCTCTCTTTGTCGCGTTTCTAAGAGCCTTCTGTGAATACTCTGAGCAGTATGGAAATCCAAGAGCCGAAGCGGTTCGGATGAATGAGTATATTGATGTAGATAAAACTCTTCCTGAATTTTTAGAATACTTCAAGTCACAATACTTGTATGATTTTCCCGTCGAGTTATACAAAGATGTAAACGAAGAACAAGTCATCAAGAATATCAAAAATTACTATGGCGGAAAGGGCAACCCAAGATCGCTGGATCTTTTGTTTCGTATTATTTACAATACAAATGTTGAGGTCAAGTTTCCGCGTGAGCAAGTAATTGTCGCGTCCGAGTCGGGTTACGAACAACGCACTTCGGTAAACACGACAAGATTTAATGGCGATAAATTATTGTCATATATCGGAAACAAACTCGTTCAGGAACCCGATGATGACAGACCAGAACTTGGGCTTCGTGCAACTGCGTTTGTTGATTCTATAGAATTTAGAGAGTACGATGGTATTGATTATGCAGAGGTCAAACTCCGTGATCAATTTGGAACATTCGCTCCAAACAGAAAAATTCTTTTTGTTAACGAAGATAATCAAAGACTTGAGGAAGAAGTCTTTGGCGTGATAACAACTGCCCGCCCTCAAGTGATTGGTGGTATTACTCAAGATGGTCAAAACTATAACGTTGGTGATGTGGTAATTGTTCGTGACTCATTACAAAGAATCATCGCAAATATGAAAGTTAATGACATTTCTTCGACAGGAGAAATTCAAAGTTTAACTAACGCAAACTCAAATAAAATTTACTTTGCAGATAGAACTTACACCTTTGAAATTCAAACGGCTGGTGGTACGGGAGCGTCACTTGAAATCGTTGGAGACACATCAGAGGTTCTTCCTGAAAATTTATTTAAAACTGAAAAATCTATTCTTTCTGCAAATTCATTTCTTCAAAATAATTTCAACTATCAAGAGTTTTCATATGTCATCAGTAGTGATATCCAACTTGCGTCATATGCCAAATTAGTTAAGACACTTTTTCATCCTGCTGGGTCAATGTTATTGGGTGAGTATGTTTTTAGACAAAACTTTGACTCGGCAGGTCTGACAACTGATTTTGCAACACAACCAAACATTCCCATTTTTGCCGCAGTCATTGGAAATTACTTCCCATACACAATTGCAACTACAGCGGACCTGAGAGGCGATACCTACGGTTTAACTTTTGGCGACTACTATCCCACTGGGTTTGACGGGATCACAGCCCATGCGGCTACCTTTGGAAATTTTGATGCCAGTGGAAATGCAATCACACACGATCCGTTTGATATCTCTGGGATTGGAGATGTTCCAACGGGCGCACCAGTCTATGGTGATGCAATATTTTCTCCTGAATTTTTGGAAGAAATTTCCGATGGAGACTCTACTCCAGAATCAAGAATTCTTCCCGGCTATACGGTCGCCGCATTCCCACAGGTAAGAATGGTTCAAAATGACGTTGCTGCCTCTGAGTATTACATTGTCGCAAGACATCCAAATGCACTTCTAGGTCTTAATCAAACTGCAAGATCCGTTTCTTCTGTAAACAAAAACTATAAAAAGCAAACGACTGGTAATAAAGTTGACCAACAGGTTCAACGTGTTAGATTTACTATTGCAGCAAATGTCGATGGAACGGGTGCGGTTACAACCTTAAATGTCGGTGACACAATCACACAAAATCAAAGGGAATCTTCGACTGCTAGAGGAACAATTGTTACGATTGAACAAGTTAATGAACCGGAGGCTCCACCCAAAGGATCTCCGGTAGTAAAGGGATCACAACCATTCAACCAAGTAACAGTTTTGACTGTTGACATTTTGAATGGTTCCTTTGTTAATACTTCAACTAGGGCTTCATTGTTGGGAGATAGAAGTCAATCTTTCCCCGTTTCTAACCAAGCGGGAGTTAGATTTTACATCGCTGGACAAGATGGTACAGACACGCAGTCTATTTCCGAATCTACTACAGACCTAACTTTTGGTAACGTAAGGATTCAAGATTTCTTTGATCGACTTCAAGTGCCAGTTTATGACTAATAAATAAGAAGAGGTAAATATGTCTAATACTTTTGACGCAAATCTTAAAACTGAACTTGCCAAAAATTTTGTTCAGCAGTTCGGACCCTTTTCAAACGATAAGTTTTATGTTGCTATCTCTCGTATTTCCGGAAGCGGTTTAATATCAAGAACAGAGTCGGAAGAATTGACAACCCGCAATAATACTGTATTGGCAAAAAGAGTAAATCCACAAGATGGTGCGGCTGTTCTTGTTGAGAGAAACGACTGGACATCCGGCACAGTCTATGACAGATTAAATAGTGAAACTGATATGTCACTTGTGTCGCGTCCTTTTTATGCGATGACAAACGAACAGAATGTATACATTTGTCTTGATAACGCTGGTGGCAATACTGGATCGTCAATTCAACCATCAGGAACCTCAACAGATACAATTACATTGGCTGATGGGTACTCTTGGAAATTTTTGTTCTCTGTCCCTCAAGACAAACTTTTGTTTTTGGACGAAAATTTTATTCCTGTTGACACACTTCCAACGTATTCCAGAATTGCTAGTGCCTACAACGACAATAGACAAAATCAATATGCTGTTCAGTATGAGGGATCTGTTGACTCAAGAAATGGATCAATCCAGTCAGTTTCAATTATTCAAGAACCCTCACTTACTCTAGCCGATGCTTTTCCGCAAAGCCCATCAAATGTTGTTACGGCAGTCGGCGATGATCGGGTGGTGATTGAAGGAAGACCCGTTATTGGTGATACAAACAGTGTTGTTTTAAATGGATACTATATTAGAATTTTAAGTGGTGTTGCTACTGGTGAAGTAAGAAGAATTAAAACAAATAATGGTAACTCACTAAATCTTACAGAAAATTGGACCTCTGGTAAAAAACCTAAAGCGGGGGACCGATATGAGATTGGTCCGGGCATCACTATTTCTGGTGATGGACAAAATGCCAAGGCTTTCGGTAAAGTCGGTTCAAACGGAAAAATTTCTAGCATTGTAGTTTATGTT